GTCAGCAACAGACGAATTGTTTAGTGATTCTGCTTTTTGTGAAATAAACGAATCCCGCATTAAAACCCCAGATGAATTATGAAAAAACGAATAACAGCAATCCTGCTAGTGTTATTTAGCAAACATTATATAGTAGTGGGTGATGCTCAAATGGAAGTCCACGCACCGCCGCATTTGATAGATAATGCAATAGTTTACTTAGATGAGTTGTATGATGAATATAACTTGCAAGAAGAAGCGGTACAAGAATTTTATGATGTATTAAATTGTGGGAGATGACAGTATTTGAAGAAGGTTTATGTCTTAGATTAGGCGAATTATTATATCAGTTTGATTATTGCAATGACTATTTTCGTAAGTTATGGATAGCTAGGGGTATAGTCTCTTGTTATACTTTATTAGGAGTAAATAAAGAGGTATATAATAGTAGAGAATTTGGAATTACTATTATTTAGGATGCTTGTTTTATTAAATTAGAAATATATGAAAAAATTTATATCATTTAGTGGAGGTGTTGAAAGTACTGCAATGTGTGTGTTGTATGGCAAAGGAGCAGTTGCTATATGGTGTGATACTGGTGCAGAGCATAAAGAAATGTATGACCGCATAGATTATTGCGAAAAAGTACTAAAAGAAATACACAAAGTAAACTTTGAATTAGTTCGATTAAAGGCTAGTGTAAAGGTAAAAGGCACTTTTGTTGACAGTTTGATTGATGCGATATTAGGATGGAAATTCATGCCATCACAAGGGCAAAGATGGTGTACAGGAAAGTTTAAAATAGCCCCAATAGATTTGTTTTTAAAAGAACAAGGGGCGTGCGAATTGTATATTGGCTTAAATGCTGACTAAATTAGAAATATCATTATTGGCTTTATTCCCGTCAATATGATTTATTATTGGGTAATTATTAGGGTTTGGAATGAATGATTCTGCAATAAGTCTATGTATTCTAAATGTTTCTTGCTTTTGCCCTATAGATAAATTTACAAAATAGTATCTTTCGAATTTAGGTTTTAGTATATTTTCCTTCTTTGTTCTAAAATTATTACCAAATGGTAATTTCCTTTCTAAAGATTTAACCCTACCTAAATTACTTATTTCATAATAACCTTCATAATTAGGTATAGGTTTCCAAACTTCTTGTATATTTGCCATGTAATTTGTTATTGTTGCGATACAAATATACGAAAAAAGTCGCTATTTTTAGCGACTTTTGTTTTTTAAAACCACCATCCCGTTAATGCTTCTACATCGCTAACTTTTACCTCGTGTGGCTTTATGCCTACTTGTTTATCAAATGTATTATTGAAAATATAAGCCCCCCAAATATTACCTTTAATAACATGGTAAACTTTCCACGTTTTTTCTGGTACATTTACGCTGTCTTTACCAAACTTTTTAATACATCCTACACCACCGCTCCAAACTTCTACACTATCATATTTAGTGGCTAATTGTTTGGTATAGGTTTCAAGACTTTTCCAATCGCCAGCATTACTGCAATGAGGTTGAGGCATCATATTAGAAAAGTAAAAACATTCATCTTGTATAGATTGTGTTTGACATTCATTTGCCGATGCTTCGGAATTATGTCCACGGTCATACCCGCTTCCATTATAATCTCTTTGTAAATTTGTTGCAGCTATATTTTGCGGGTCTGGCGCAAAGTCATTCTTTCTTACTAAGGGATGTTCACACGCTACTTTAGCTTTCGTTTCCCACCACGTAACTTTATATGGGTATTTGTGTAAGTTACTCCAAATACTTGTGTAGTTTGTATGCTTAAATACTATCGTGTCTTGCCCAAAAAGCAAAGTGCAAAAAATGCACATTGCAATAAGTAATGATAATTTTTTCATAAGGCAAAGTTAGTGTAAATTTGCAAGTAACAGTACTTGGCAGCTTCACATAAGAATAGCTTACTGGTCAAGTCTTCTATTTTACCCCAATGGTTGCAAACGTTGGGGCTTTTTTTGTCAAGTATCGTGTGAATTTTGCATGACATATTTTAAAAGTAATGTGTAAACCTACCTATCTGCCCTTGTGTTGGATGATGTAAATAACAATCTATTGCTTTTGGGCTATGTACATATCCATTCCTATGATGCCATGAATCCGCACCGCTTGCGCTTCTCATACTTTCAACTGTTACACTCATGTAATCCTTAGTTTTTTTGTGATGTATATGATGCGAATAGTAATATCTAAACTTGCATTTATACCAACTTTCGCCAGCTTCGTGTGCCATTAATAAAGCTAAATCAGTCTCCTTTGCACCGTCACCGTGTGTACTACCTATAAGATTTTGACCGTAAACAAAATACTTCCTGTGAGACATGGTAACATTGAAAGTAATATGTTCACATTTTGAAAACCATGCTTCCAAAGTTTGAGCCAATAAAAACCCCGTCATATAATCATGATTAGACGGATTGTAATCAACTTGTAATGGTGCTATGGTAGAAAGTGTTTCTATTACCCAAATGATTAACTTTTTAGCGATTAAAAAAGCATCATACCACATAATTTGTGTGTCTTGTCTAGTCCCTGCTGTTGTGGTATTTTGCGGATTATCAGTGTGCAATATATCATTACCGATAATTAAAAGTACCTTATCAATGTTATAGAATCTTACTTTATTTAATAGCGATGCAATGCCATCTTTTACCCTATTTATTGCAATATCAATATTATACTCATCACCTGTTTCAAAAGCACTGCAAAGTTTATTAATGTGAATGTCTGCGGGTGATACTACTAATAGGTGGGCATCTTCATAATTTGGATAAAATATATTAGGATATTTTGGGGCATATTGTTTTACTTCGTTTACTATTTCTTCTTTTAAATCTTCCCATGTTACTTGTTTATTGAAGAATAAACTAAAATGTTCTCCTTTATACCAACCATGTTTTACGCTGTCAAATGGTATATTGCTATTCTTGCACTCCTCAGCTAATGCAATATGTTTTTCTTCTGTCTTTTTTTGCCTATACCCTTCCTCTAATTTAGGTAGTTTGCCATCCTTTCGAAGTTCAGATTTAAGTTTACTAACAAAATCTTTAGTAGTCTTAAATTTGTCGGCGATAGTTTCGTTATCTTCTAATTGGTTAGCTAGAATATGTTCTTTTATTTTGCTGCCTTTGCTGATATTCTTTTCTTCTTCTTGGACGTTGGACATATTTTTATTTTAGAAAAGTCATTTATGAAGTTAGGTGTTGGCATTAGATAGGTTTAATATATAACTGATATTCAGCCCTACGGCGTGTTTCTAGCCCTTTTACGGGCAAGTGGTTAGAATATATCCATTTGTCAAATTCTAGCTGGATAGATGCGTCTTTTGGGTTAGCATTTACTTTCTTTAATAATGTTGAACTTTGCAAATTACCTTCGCCTAAATTATAGGCGAATGAAACTAAAGCCCCGAACTGATTATCGTTTAATGTGGCTGTAATCATTGGGGTTATAACCTTAGCCTTTTCGTTTACTTCCCACATTAGTAATTCAATTGCTATCTCTTCTGTTATTGCTGGGTCGCCAACTTTTACTTTTGTGCCATTTTCATAAGTTATACTACCAAAGCCTATAGTATCTATTGACGGCTTATCAATACTATCATGATAAGCTTTTGCACTAAACCCCTCAAATGACTTTATTAAGTCTATAGTAGCTTTATTTACTTGTCGCATCACTCAAAAATATTAGTTATAAATTCACTTGCATCACTACCATAACATAATGCTCGTTGAACTGCATCTATACGGCTAGTGGCTAGTACGTTGTATTTTACGTTATTGATTGTTACTGTGTATTCTGTCATAGTTAAAGAAAGTTTGCAATATTTTTTGTCATTACATAATGAGATTTACAAGGGAATTGAAAATTTCCTATTGAGCCAATAAGTGAAACAGTTCCATTAGGTTCTTTTACTAGCTCCCATTTTTTGCCACCACCTAATGGTGTAACTGTTTGTTCACCACAACCACATAAACATTTGTGTATTGCAGTATTGTATTTTTCAGATATATAGAGTTTCCCTTCTTCCAATTCATCTGGAACAAACTCAACGAACACTGGCTCGTATGGTACTTTTTTTAGAGTTTTCATTTCACAAACAATTTAAAAGCTACATAAATACAGTCAATTACAAATAACCCAATAAATAAATAAAGCCATTTATCTTTAGCCTTATTCTCGGCTGTTTTGTCGGTGATAGTTTGAGTAAGTTTAGTTATCACATCATGCTGCTTAGTTAAGCTATCTTCTACCATTTTTAAAGATAAATTCATAGTCTTTAATATTCTAGGGTCAACGGGGAGTTTTACCGTGTCTTTGCCTATGTATTTTTTAAGACTGTCAATATTTGGCTTAATCAATCTTTCTTTATAAACAGTATCATGAATAGATGCAAGTGGGTTTGTAGATGGCAAATAAACATAGTCTCCTATGCCATTAACTGCGTTATCAATTTCATTATAATATCTATTCAATCCTGATGTATCTGTCTTGCCAATAGAAACATCGGTATCTAAACTAGGGCATGGGTTATCACGCAATATTTTAGATTCAATGCTGTCTTTTATTTGTTGGTGACTATCTATGTATTTTAGCACTTTACCCTTAGTCATGCAAGCCGCTAGAAATACTAGCACGATAAAGATGTGGGTGTATAGTGATTTCATAAACAAACTATTTTTTTAGTTAAATTATCTTTTGTAACTGATTGCCCTTTTTTAGCTACAAATTCGCATTTATTACCTACATAATAAAATAAACCATATTCGCTATTATTGAATCCTTTACTACCAAATGCTTTCATTATTTCAATAACTGATGCAGGGTCTGTATATTTTATTATTGGGTAATTCATAAATGTAAATTAAAAAAAGTACCGCCGCTTCAATTTCATTCACGGCGGCAAGTTTTGCGCCCTACGGCTTGCACCTAAGTTAGTTATGGGTGCTTGAAAAGCACGGGCAAGTGAGCATCGTTGAGAGGCTTCCCGTGATAATTACTTTACGCTGTCGGTGTCGGATTGTTACTATCATGAGCCAACGCCCCTAATAATGCAACTCCTAAGCCTATTGCAGCTTGCTTCCAACCTTGCGTCAATCCTTGCGTAATAATAGCGTTAATACTAATACTACCGCCTGTTAAAATACCTACTAACGTTGTTTTCCAATTGTTCATATTATTTATGTTTGTTGTTTGACTTGATTGCTTTCCAATAGTAAATAGCCGCCAATACAGAAACGGTGCTACCTAATAAGAAAGATATTACTTTCATTGTCCAATCTGCTGTAGTAGCTGATATAGTAAATAAGCCTATCACACTTAATAGACTAATAAATCCGTCTGCTGTTTCTCGAATGTGGTGTACCATATTATTTGCCGTCATTTATAATTGAAGTCATAGGGTGTTAATTTGGAAGGTTATTTGAAAGTTAAAGTAATTCCAGAACGCTGTAAATAGTTCTTTATATCTACTATCAAATCGTTATCAGTTACCCAATTAGCGTACTCATTCTTTGTAAGTGTATAAGTATTGAATATAACGTTCTGAAAATTAGAATTAGCTTTAACGGTAAAGTTTACCACACAACTTGTATCTCTCGGAGAATCTGTATAATTAAAGAAACCGATGTGATTGATAGTATCCGTAACTATTGGGAATCCATGACTAATAGTTAAATTGTTTACAGCTGCACACGTACAATCATGTATTGAGGTGTCTACTGTTTGACCGAATGACGTTAGCGCAAATAATAGCGCAATAGATGTAAGTATTTTTTTCATAATATTAGTTGATAATTTGATATGCTATTGTGCTTGCGTCAAGCGCATTTGTTGATGTTACTGTAAATGAAGTACCAGCCGTTTTTGCTGAAACATAAGCCGTTCCACAATTAGAGCAGTTTTGATAAGTAATCAATATTATACTTGATGAAGTTACCGCAGTTGTGCTAATAGTTACCGCAGTTGTGCCGTTCATTGTTGCAGTTCCTACACTTGCAGTTGATGAAGTTCCTGCGTTTATCTTTAACTTACCACTTGCTGAAACTATGTTAATATTACCGTTAACTTGTAGTTTGTCATTAGCTACTGCATCATCTGTAGTAGTATTCAATAGCATAGCCCCTGTATAACTAAACCTCCCTGCTTCTACATAAGTATTGCTGCTAGACGGTGATGTAGAAAATACTATCCCTGCACTTGAACTATTATATCCATTTTGGATAACCGTTTGCCCACTACTATTCATCGGGTAAAGATTACCCTGCGTTCCATTAGGGGCTTGTGCAGAAATTGCACCTGTGTATTGGATATTAACACCACCACTATTTGTTATTCCTGTAACACCTTTCATGTTCAAATTACCGCTACCATCAAAGTTGGATGTGTTACTACCTATCGTAAAGTTTACTTTGCCACCACCATAAGTAGTAGCTAAAGTTATTTGCGCACCATTATCCATTAGTTTTAATGACCCGTAATAAGTATTATTGGTAGTAAAAGTGGATATTAGCTTAGTATCTTGCTTTAATAAGAAATCTGTTGTGCCGTATGAACTTGGCAATACTGCACCATTCTCTACAATATTCCCATTTGCGTATCTCAACGCTGACTTTGTTAATCCTGTCTTTGAATTAGCTGTAAATGTGGGCTGTAAGTCTATCCCAACCAATGTATCGTTATTTGCTGCGGCTGCTAATGTTGGGCTATAAGTTTGCCCTTTTGCTAACCCGCTACTTGCCGTTACACTTGGAATCCATGTATAGTTTCTAGTTGTATCAACCCCCGCTACAATATTCCCGCTGCCTAATAAGCTACTTCCGTTAACTGTTTTTATATTCGTTCCACTAACTAAAGTAACTTGTTTTCCATTAATAGCTACTTGATAAGCCAATAACGATGCTGCCGTATCGGCTAATCTTAAATACTTTGTATTGTAGTAATTTTCGCTATGCAACCCCCCTACATTTGTACTATCTAATGTTGACAAACTAAAAACTCCCGTACTGGATGCGTAGTTGATAGGGCTGTTGGCTGATAACCCTGTTCTAGCTATATAATTACTAGGGTTACTAGCGTTATAAGGCATATACCCTAACGCTGCGATAACATTGCTATTATTGATACTAATTGTACCGCTCGATACGCTTATATTGCTACCTACTTTTACAAGTCCATAAGTGCTGCTAGTGGCTTGTGGTGTAGCTGCTGTTAACATTGTAGGCGTTACTATACCATTTGCACTTGTACTATCTAGTAGCCCGTTGTTATCTTTTACAACTGCCCCCGTAATAGTATCGTTAAATCTAGCATTACCATTGTTTTTTATAAGCCATGTATTAGATGTTATATTACCTATTCCGTTAGTTGCCCGTAAATCAATTGTCTTTGCGCTGTCATTTAGAACAAATGATGTGTTATTAAAGTCACCGTAAGTATCACCAACGCCGAAATAATCGTTATTAGACTTGAATATAAATGCAGCATGACCTAATGAGTTATTAATTTGCCATGTGCCGTTATTTAATACTGTCCAATTGCTATTACCTATTGTATTATTGAACGTATTTATACCTGTAAAAGTTTGAGACTTAGCTAGATATGCTAGTTTGGTTGTGTCTATTACTGTGCCGCTAGATATTCTAGGCACTTTATACCAATCGCCTTTGTATTTTACCCACAATGAACTATCCTGAGGGCGAATAGTAATCATTGAACTATCGGCTGTACTTGTTGTAGATGTATCTTTTGCGGGAACTCCTAACCCATTTGTAAACCTTTGCTTACCGTTAATTGGCTGCCATTGCCCGTAAGATATTGAAGTGAGTAGTAATAATGTTATAAGTAGTCTCATAAAGCTACGAAGTTAGTATTTTAGCGTAAATAATAAATAATGTTTCGCCATTATTTAATAAAATACCGTTATTGAAAGTAATTTTACCCGTATTCGCATTAAATCCAAAGTCTGCTTGTAACATTGGTTTAATTTCTCTCGTTATTTGCACTATTCTATTGCCTATCAAATCACTAATAGTTACATTTGTTTCACCGCCTGATGCTATATATTGTACCTCTATATTAGTCTCGTATTTTATCATCGTTGCATAATTTGGATTACTAGGTTTAACGTAGTTAGTATTATTGCCCGCCGCACCGCTAACACCTTGTACTACTGATAATACACTACCATTCGCAACGGGTGAAGTGGCGTAAACGACATTAGTATTTAATACGCTAATGCTTTGGTCGGATGTTAATGTATTATCCCATGTAAAAGGCTGTTGTGAAGTAGGGGTAATGTTTATATTTGGCAATCCATTATCTAAAAGTAACTTTACGGAGTTATCAAAACTACCGTAAGTATTTAAGATTACATCCCAAATAGATTGCCCGTAAATTGCGTTAAATTGTGACATTTGGATTAAGTATTAGTTTGCCGTTTGAATCTATTGAAGTTGTAGGTCTGCAATTGTAGCCATCTGATGTAAGTTGTATTTTAGTCACTCTTGCTAGTTCTTGCCCGTTTTGACGGGACTTTAAATAGCTCATTATATTAACTCCTGCTGTTGGGCTTTCTTTCCACCAGCCTACACACGAATTAATACAATCGGCTATATGCTGAGTATCACTTTCAACAAAAGTAACATCATTATTAGCAATGATTATATCGTTATTATTCAATCCTATATCGTATCTAATAGCCATGTGTTACACTTTTATTTTGAAGTTCACTAGATTGTGTCAATATTAACGGCTGAGAAGTAAATGGAGGTGTAACTGTTGCCGCCCAAACTAACATCGTATTAAATTTAGTCTCTAAGTTATTTAACTTTTGCGTTAAAATATCGGACTTAATCAATCCCCCTAATTCGCCCCCGTTGAAACTAAACTTTGTTGACGTTATGTTAATACTAGCAATTTCGCTATATTGAACAATAACAGGGTCTACATTTTGAGAGTATAAAATAGTAACTGTACTGCCTACTACAGGCTCAATCAATACGCCGTCATCTGTTACCGTCATCAACCTTACGTTAGGTATTACCACTTCGGCTAATCCATCAACTACGGTAACACTACAAATACAATTAGGCAAATCAACACTTTCTATAATAGCGTCACCATAATAAATAGGGTCTACTTTATGTAGTCCTACTATCTTAGTAAGTGCATCGCTTATATTTCTGTTTGCGCTACTCATATAATTTTGTAATCCAATTCTATATTTTGACGAAGTCCACCCATTCCACCTGTATATTCCACACTCCTTACTTTGTAAGTTCCGTTTCGCTCTGGTAAGATAGTATCTACCAACTGCACATTATCACCCATTCTTACAAATGGCAAACCAAAAGTAGTAAACTTTCCTTTAAAACCCGTATAATAATATTTGCGTAGTTCATCCGCCGCTAATTGTTCAAGTTCTGCGATAGACTTTGCGCCAGGAAAGAATAATGTCCTACGTTCACCGCCCGTATTAGGAGGGTAATCTATACCCTTAATTTTGATAAAATTAGTAGGCGTATCGCTACCATTTTGAAACGTAACCAATACTTCTAAACGTACTTTCTTTGTCTTTGCAACACCTTGCCTATTGGTCTTGCCTGTTTCTTCTTCGATAGAATTTTGAGCAACCGCCGAAAGTGTAATATCGTCCTTTCGTCTGTATTCTAGTTCGTCACTAATGATATTGTTTTGAAAAGTAAATACCCTTGTCTTTGGTGTTAATAGCGAATAAATAAGGCTACCGCCAAATAAAGTATTACCACGAAAAAAGAACTCGAACCTATACGCTTTTCTTAGCCTTGCTAATACTTCCGCAACTGTTTCATTACCTATCTTAAATAACCCAAACGTAGTTTGTGTAGTTGTCTGTACTGTAAAGTTAGTACCTTGTAAAAGAAACTTTAAAATACTTTCTAGCGTGTCAGTCGTTGCGAATGTGTGTGTAGGTGCTGGTATCTGTTTTAGCTTCCACATATTATCCTCAACTAAAAACTCAATAGGCTTCTTAGCTGTAACTTGTGAAATATATCCGCTAAATAATGGCAGCCCGTCATTACTACTTTCTAACACTTCGTGACCGCCTTTAAAATATTTATATCCCCAATCAATAGTAACTACATCGCCCCTAAGTAGTAATGGTGGTGTAGATGAGAATCCGCCAATATTTACCAATGTGCCGTCCAATGGCTGTAGCTTATTGTTAGCATCCCTATAATATAGTTTCTTAGGTATTATAATTTTGCCCGTGTTGGTTAAATTACGCCAACTATCATTCGCTTCAAATTCATGCGCAAAATCGAAGTGTAGCGTTTTATTCCTTGTAGGGAAATCTTTTGTTGGCTGCTGTATTATTGTGATATTTGAAACAACTCTATACATTAATTACCTGTTATAAGTAGTTCTTGTGGAATATCCGAAATTGCTTGTAATACAAATGTTTGATAACTATATCCTCCCTCTGATTGGTCTAATGTTCTATCCTCAAAAACCACGTTGTAAATATCTTTGTCATTCAAGAAAGTACACGTTACAGGGATGCTAGTAGGGGCTTTTATAACTTGCCTTAGTTGCTCTACTTCATCGGCGGGATAAACGCCATTTGATCCTGTTATTACCCCTCTGAAACTTATGTTTGCATCACCTTCGCCGATGTATTCTTTTACCGTCCCGTCACGCCCTTGTATTTCTGTCTTTACAATATTTCTAGGGAAAGATAAACTTATAAGAATAGCTTGAAATGTTAATGAAGGTGTAGTTATTATTTTACCGATTCTATCTGTGTAAGTAACACTCCCAAAAGTAACGTCTGCAAATACATCGGTGCCTATATCAGACTTGTAAAGTGGGGTGTCGGGTGTTGCTATGCCTGTTTGACCATTGTATGTATTATTCCCACTAGGGCTTACTGCTGGCAAAGAGTGAACACCTTTGTAATAATTATTTACATTAAGTCTATTGTCTCGTGCTTTTGCTAGTAATTCAGTAGCTATTTGCCCCGCTAATCTTGCCCCATTAAGGGCTAGCCCTTCGTTTGTTATTTCTATTGCCATAATGTTTTATTAAAAACTTGCCACTACCTGTGAATCATTTATGACGCCTACCAATACATCTTGCACTGCTTCTTTAATCTTCCCATAACCTTGTGAAATATTAGTAGTCATAATCTTCATTTCGTGAACCAAACCGCCGTTGATAGCAATGTGAATATTTACAACCTTCTGCCCTTCTGCCTTAGTCTTTAATGCGGGGGCTTTTTCTCCTGCAAATTGTCCTTGCTTACCTTCTTTACCTTTTTCATCTTTAGGTACTAAGCTTTTACCTTTAGCGGCTGCGTCTTGTGCATCTTTATTATTCCAAATGTCGCTTATTTGCTTACTAGCATCTTTGGCGGCTGCAACTGTGTCAACTAGCCCCTGAGCGATTAGTTTAGGGTTCATAGTAAATGCTCCCTTTATACTTTCGCCGATACCACTAAATACATTTACTACCCCATTGCCAAATGCTTTGATAATTTCCCATGTGTCTTTCATCGCATTATTGAACGAACCGAAATGATGAATTAAAGCCATCACCCCCGCCGCTAACGCTGCAACCCCTAGAACTATCCATCCAATAGGCGAAGCGATGAAAGTGGCGTTTAGAAATTCCATCGCTGCTGCACATCCTTCTATAACTGTAGTAAGCCCACTCATAACAGTAGCTTGTATTGTAGCTGCAATAGTAGCTGCATTCATAGCAACTGCGATAACTCCAAATGCCGTAGCCCCTGCTAATAAAGCTACTGCTATAGTTTGTAGTAGTTGCTTATTATCACCTATCCATTTGTATAATTCTCTTAATCCATTGGCAAACATTTTTACATAAGTACCAACCGTTTCAAGTGCGGGCTGTAATACTTTCAATAATTCTATTGCGCCCTCACCTAATGCCATTTTAACACTACCCATCATCTTATTAAACTTAGCTAACGGGTCGGCGTTAAATGCCGCTTCGGCTGCACCTCCTACCTTAGCTTCTGCAAGTGATAATAGTTCCATTCTTGCCTCTGCTTCTTTACCACTCTTTGCAAGTTTTTGAACGTGTTCCATTACAGCTGGGTCAATCTTTAATTGCATCCCTAGCCGTCTTGCTAACTCTGGATTGTTAATAGCTTTAGCCAAAGTATTACCCGCACTTTCTAAGTCCATACCAAACTTAGTAGCGTAATCGGCTGAAACCTTTTGCAGCCTGTCCATTTCTTTCTCTCCAATATTACCAACTAGCTGTAATTGAGATTGAAGCCCTATAAATTGCGCTTTCGAGAATCCTACCTTTTGGCTTAAATCGGCAGCCCCTTTAACTATCTTTTCGAAACTTTCTTCGCTATAAGTACCCATGTTCTTCATGGTGTTACTCAAAGCTGCTTCTGCCTTATGAAATTCTTCTACCTTTTCAATGCCTTCTTTAATAGTTTCGAATCCTTTGAATACGGCAAACGATATACCCATAGCCTCAACTATGTGTGTAGCCTTTTCGCCTAACTCACCGAATGCGCTTTCCATCTTCTTTACATGAGAAGTTGCGCCCTCTATAGTTGGGGAAAGGTTATCTTTTAGGTTCATTATATATTCCACCACATCTGCCATATTTATTCAAATTTTACTTGGTGTACAATACTAAGATAATATTTTGTTTGCGCCCACGCCTTGCAAAATTCATCTTCTGTTAATTGGTCGGGGTCTAAATGAAGACAGCCCTTTATTAGGGCTGCCATCCTCGCCGTAGGAGTGTCTTTTACAATACTTTCGTATTCGGCTATTTTTTTTTAAACTGATTTTGAGCAACTTGTATCAATGCAATACAAGCACCTGCAATAGCTAGTTTATATTGGTCTTCGGTGTAAATTCTTACATCGCTTTCGCCTTCGCCCGTTAATGTCAAAGCTTGCCTTAGTTCTTCGCCTGCGCTAAAAGTACCTACTGTTGCAATCTTATCCATAGCATAAAGCTTCTGTGCGTAGCTAGGCTCTTTGTAATAACCAACAATCCTATCGCCTGTCGATTCGTCTATAGCTACATAAACATGAACTTTTTTAAGCCCGTGTTTTTTTGCCAAACCTTCGGCGTACTGTTCAACTGTTTCTACTTCTTTTTGTGTTAATTCTTGTATCATATTTATCTTTCTATTTTGCCAATTATCAATGGTATTTTAACCATTAGTTTTGTATCGCCTTCTTTTGCTTCAAATGGATTTTCTAAGAACTCAACTGCTCTTAACATATCCGTTGTAGCGTCTGCAAGACTGTTTCCGTAAGTTACTGCAATATCAAACCAACCGATAAGTAAAGGGTCTCTACTAGGTGCGGCTGCAATTACTTGTTTCCATTCATCGAGATATATTTCTATTGAACCTTCATAAGTCTTACGACCATAACCCCTACTAACAGGCTCGCTGCCTGCACCGTAGTTGTTTGTCTTTTCTTGCTTTGCGTTGTAAGTAATATTCGTGATACCTTTTACAGGCACTCCAAACAAATTGAAAGTAACTGTTGACCAGCTGAAATTTACGCCATTTATTAGTGGTGCTGCCATTGTTTAATTATTTAAAGCTGATTGGAATTTGAATCTGTCTTGCAATCGCATCTTCATTTAAGTAGACATTTATTACAATCATATTCGTTGATGAAACATTTTGACTAGGGTCTATATAAACGTCACTAGCTGAAATTTCCCCTAAGTCTCCATCCCTACTCATTTGATAAAGTGGCTGTATTGCGATGCCTTGCAAGAAAGCAACTGTAGTAGCTGCTAGTGTACCGTATGCATTTTTAACCAAGTTACTTTTTAGATAAGGTATTAACGCTGAATAAACACCTCTAGTAGCTTTGTCAATTACACGATTATCATTGATAAATGCGTAGTCGCTAGTAGTGCTTATTGCAGTATGATTATCGTTAAAGAAAGTTCCTGCATAACCTATATAAGTCAATCCGAAAATATGACGTTTAGCATCTAAGGCATCTAGTGCGGCATCGCTCAATGAAGGGTCTGATAATTTCTTACCATTGGCAAAAGCGGGTACTGCATCCTCATAACCATCGAAAGCTAGGTTAAACTTTGCGGGTTCGCCAAAGTCTTCACTTACTGCGCTCAATGAAAGCAATCCCATTGCAACACCTAATTGAGTAATAGATTTTCCGTAAGTTAAATACAAATAGTTGCCTAATCCATATCCATCCTGCCCAATAATACTAGAACATTTATTCGCTGTATAAGTTGACAAATCTACTATTGTAGTAATGTCGCTTGTGCCGCTTAAATCTGCTGCGTAAAGTGCTGATAATGGTTTATGTTTGGCATCATTGTACGTCTTAATTTGATTATCTATTGCAACCAAATCCCCTACTGCATAAGCTGCACTATCTTTATATACACCTACTTGTCGAATAGTACCACCGCTGAAAGTTTGCAATAAAGTAATTTCGCTAAATGTGTAAGTACTTGGTACAGGGAAGAAACCAACATATAAAATACTGTTTGGATTTGCACCAAAGAACCTATTAATATGATAATACCAAACTGCTTGCTTAGAAGCAACACCACCGCTGAACTGTGTAAGTGTACCCGCTAACGTTGCACCGCTAGAAAGTGTTACTACTATAGGAGTTCCGCTATTTAAGAATATACCCATTCTCTTAGGTGCAATTATTGTAACTGTTGCACTGCTAACAGTAGCACTATATCCTGTAGTAGTAGTTAGTGCGTTAATTGCTGATGCAATACTTGTAGCAACTGCCGCCGCTGTACTATCACCGCTTACTTTGGTGTAAGTACCGATAGTTGTAGTTTGTTTGTTTCCGTAAACGTCTAAGTCTGCTACTGTAATATTGATTACATCGCCTGTAGTTCCTGCGGTTGTAACTAAATAACTACCACTTGCAGCAGTAGCGTCTGAAAAGTCGTTTAATATGCCCGCATTGATTGCATCTATTGGGCTGTAAAGTGCTTTGATATTGTTAGCTGTAGTAAATCCACTTGGTAGTGACCCTGTGTAAAATACTAACCCACTAATAAAGTCTTGACCCGCACCAACTCTTTTGCTTGCGCCTTGTCCTTTGATAAAGGTTATATTAGGTCTCATTTATTTTTTAAATTTGCGAACAGGCTTTTCTACTTCCTGCTCTTGTACTTTAATCAAAGGACGGGTTACTTTCTTTCCCCCGTTATTTGGGTGTAAATGAAAATGCCCGTCCTCTGTTACCCAAATTTCATCAATGTGGGGTAATGCTTCAAAAACATTATTCATAATTCATTATTGAACTGTTCTATTTGCTTCAACCCAATAAGTACCGTCAAAAACCAAATCAATTACTGCACGACCTCCACTAGATAATATAGCCGTACCCGCTGTAATCCATGAACTACCATTAAACTTTACTTTAGTTCCGCTTGCACCTGTTGCGATTATCTTAATATTATCACCGTAAAAAGAAACGGTATTAACAGGAGTTTTGAAACAAAAGCTATCAATCAAAGCTACTTTGTAGATAGTTTGATAAAATGCTGGTGTAACAATTACGCTGTCTGCGCCTGTAGCGTCTGTGTAAGATTTTAACCCATAAGTTAAAACACGCCCTGTATTATCTTGGTTTTTCAAAGTACCAAAACGAGGTGAAGAACTTTGAGCATTTGTAACTATTACCGCTACGATGAACGATAAAAACAATATTACTTTTTTCATTTAATTTTATTTGAAAGGTTTAAAATAGGGGTACGGTGTTTTGCCGTACCCCTTATAAATTACGCTGTAAATGTTGCAGCTGTCATTGTTGTGTAAAGGAAAGCTTCTGCACCGAAACCATACTGAACGTCGAACTTCATCAACCCTTTAAGGAAGAATAGTTCTGAGTTGTTTTGCAATCTCATCAACTGCAAATTATTATCTTCGGTGCTGTTCATACCAATATACAAGTTACTAGATACATCATCTAAACCACAAGTGAATAAAATTGTATCGTCAGCAATACCCGGCAAAGGAACAATCTCATAACCTTTATAAAGGTTTATACCCTTTTCCGTAGTATTTACACCTTTGTAAACTTGGCTAGTAGTGATGTAAGTTTGATAGATTTGTTCTGTGTTAACAGAAACAAAAAATTTCAAACGTTCGTATCTTTTAGGATTAGCCAAAAGAGCTTTCTTATTTACTGCACAAAGTTTTAAAAGGGCATCCATAGCATCTGCGATATTGTAAACACTACCGCTAGTAGCGGCTGCACTCAAAGGCAACGGCGAAGGAACTTGCAAAACAGAACTATCGTTAATCATCTTTTGGAAAAATCCGTTAAAGAAGGCTAACTGTCCGTTACCGCCTGTGCCGGGCGATGCTGTGTAGCTTTGTGAACCCATCCAAATACCTAATTCCAATTGCTCGAAAGCCCTTGAAAGTCCTATCTGCATCATATAGTTTTCTGCTGTTACAGGCAACTCACGTGCAAGCAATGTAGGGCTTAACTGCTCTGCCAACCAATGTTGTTCGTAATCACGAGGGTTAAACTCAGTATATACCATTATGTCTTGCGGAACTAATACTCTACCATCAACCGTGAATGTTCCACTTGTTGTAGGTGTTGCTGTACGTGCTTGCAAAGGATTTGCGAAGTCTACACGTCCTATTGTATGTTGCTTTTTGATGCCATCTTGAACATAAACACAACCCTTTTGGATAGTGTTAAGCCCGAATGTGGCTGGCAACCAAAAGTATGAGGCGAATGTACCTGCATACTGGGTGTCATTAATTACTAATGCCATGTTATTGTAGTTTTAAAATTTGATTAATTAAGTTTACCTTGTCTTGCTAAACGATTTTTTGCTAACAATCCGATTGCAGTAGTTGGCAATTGACCTTCTTCCAATTTGTTAGCATCTGCATTTGTGATAACAGGGGCAACTTTGTTTAAAGGCAATTCATCAAGCATAGCTTTAGTACCTTCAAAGTCTGCAACTGCTAGGTTAGTCCATTTAAGGATAACGGTAGCTTCGTTTTTAATTTTACCTAACTTGGCTATACCTTCCACCATGTTCTTAGCTTTTTCTTTCTTGGTTTCCATTTCAGCTTTCGCCTTATCTTCTTCCAAAGCATCTAGTTTAGACTTGCAGTCTTCCATTTCAGCCTTTAGTTTGTCGAATGCTTTTTTCTTTTCTTCAAAGTCATTCTTTAATTTGCTGTAAGCGTCTGAATCATCTTTTGCTTTGTTTTCGGCTTTTAGTTTAGCTTCGTCAGCATCGGCTTCGGCTTTCTTAGCCCTGTTTTCGATTGCATCAATTGCGGCTATAATATCGTCCTCACGGGCGGCATCGTTTAGCTTCAATCTCATCGTTACTTTAGTCATTGACATAGTTTGAGTATTTGAGTTATTGTTTAAAATTGAGTTTACTACTTTATTACACTCTTTGTGAAACTGTAAATTGTCTGTTATCTTCTTTAGATACTTAGTGTTTAATTGAACGCTAGAATCTATTGAATCGGCTAGTTTAAGTTTCATTGCTTCGTCAGCTAGGATAAACGTCTCACGGTTCATCATTACCTTTACATCTTGCTCACTCATACCGCTACGTGTTGCAATCATTTTTATAATTGACTGCTTCATTGTAGCAATAACGTCTGTGTTATCGCTCCCAAATGGGTTGTGATACATTAGCCATGAATAATCAGCCATTATACGTTTGCGCCCTGCTTGGAAAATAACCCCCGCTATTGATGCAGCACATCCCACGCAATAAGTATCTACAGGCGTATTGGACTTTAGTATTGCGCTGTAAATGGAATAGCCATCTGTAACAACCCCCCCCGGTGAGTTAATCCAAATCTCAATGCGCTTCTTGCCCATTGTATCTAGCTGCAAAAGTTCCTGCTGAAACAAAGAGCCATCTATTCCTTGCCCTTCTTGCTCGTCAAATCCTATGTGCTTATTTATAAGCAGTATAGGTTCGTCAACTGTTGGGTCAATACAATAAATCATATTGTAAAGATATTTTTAATAAATAGGCTTATTTGTGTAATAGGTTGTTTGTAGGTCGGAAATATTGTGTAGTTTTGTAAGATGCTAACAATCTACTATAACGGTTACCCATGTCCGACTAATTTTGATAACACAAACGGGAACGTTTATAAGACAGATATTAGGGTAAGAGATGAAGGTCGGCTTAGTTATGTCATTACTGTAATTCGTAGGTTTGGCGGTAGTGATGTTAAGGCTATAGGGTGGCGTTGTTTAGATAATGGGATAGAAAAAGAATTTCCTTTAGGTATAAAAAATAAATTAGAGTTGAAATGACAGACACAATCCGCACAATCATAGCAGCAATATTATTTATCACCGCTGTACTTTGTTTAGCTTACATGATTATTGACTCAATAGGATAAATAAAAACGCCACCTATAGAAATAGGCGGCGATAATTAGAAATATGAAACACAAAAAAATTTAGTATCTATTACGACCAATGTCTAAAAGCTTTTCCCTTTCTTGAACTGGCATTGCATCAAAACACTTCCTTACGCTATCGGCTATAACCGCACTTTTACTCATTCCTGTGTATTTACTTTGCGCCGCCACTAACTTACTGTACAACGGTGGTAAATATGTTTTTTCTCCTGTCTCCTGTCTCTTATCTTTATTCATTACGCTTCTGCTTTTGGTGTTAATACTTCGTATTCGAAAGTTAATATCTTACCTGTTGCAATGAGTTGTTCCTCAATGCAAACAGTATCAATAAAGAAAGCCTTTTCTACTATTTCCTCTCCGTACTCTCTTTGCGCCCAATCACAAAAAAGTTTCCAGTATTTTTTATCAAGCCTTACTGTTTTAACCCATAAGCCCCTTTTACGTTCGTGAATGATACCATGACATACCATATCAACGGCTAAGTTGCCTACATTTTTGTAATCTTGCAAATCTAAATACTGTGGTAGTTTTTGTGTAGTCATATTTTATGTATTAACTGTGTTGCCAAATTTGAAAGTAAAAATCTTCGGCAGTATCTGTACTACCACCGAATCCTGTATTAACTATAAAGTAGTTATTTGTTTTACTTGTAACGCTACCATATGAACCAACTGATGCGCCTGTAACTGTTATAAAATTAGATGACCCTAAATTATGATTGATAGTAAAGTTTGCGCCACTTGCTGAACCGCTGACAGATAAACTACTTGGATTATAAACGTCTGAAAATGTATTGCTACTATGATTGTACAAAGCAGCATAAACACACTTAGCCCCTATTTGAGCATCCACATAGCCCTTATTAACAGGGTCTGTTGCAATAGTAGGCGTAAAAGCTGTAGTACTACCTTTAATCAATACTTGCGAAGGTGTAACGTACTGCAAGAATACAAATGCTGAATAATCGCTAATAGTACTTCCACTTGCGCCTAAGCCAATAGATATAGTTCTAATGTTGTGAATATTAGCCGTAGTAGCATCACTATAGGTTACTGGGTCTGCGTTGGTAGTATATTGTGCTACACTAATATTCGCTACGGGTACATTACCACTTGCTGTTAAATTAACGGCGGGAACGCTGAAAACTTCACCATTGAATAAAACCGCACCTTCGCTAATATTGTAAGTGCTACCCGACCCGCTATTAACACATCCCCACAAAACATAAATAGTAGAAGGGCTATAAGTATTACCTAATGCTTGCACCAATGATTGAGCAAGATTGTTAAATTGTTCTTTGTAAGCATCTTGTAAAAACTGTAAAGTTCCCTGTTTAGGAAAGAACTGTTTACTATCTGTTATCGCCGATACGTCTAATATTCTCATGTTAGTATGATGTTATTGTGAAGTTTAATCCCACTGCTTTGTAATTGTTTGCAAAAGCCCTAATTGCTTGTGGCGTTTGCGCTGTTAATACTGCCGAAGGTACGTTAATTGTAAAATTATTTAAATAAACAAATGGATAAGTGCCGCCAATACTTGCACTTGCACTACTCGCACCTATCGAACTGCTGCCCGTGTTTGTACTGCCAATACGAAAGCCATTAGGTACTGCTGCAAGTGCTGTTATATAAATATCGCTATGCGTTGGGGTCACTGGGTCGTTAGGTTGTCTAAATGTAGTGCCAAATTCTTTGTTTAAGGCATATTCAAATGTAAGCTTTGCGCTATTATAAAGAACTCTTTCTTGCACGCCTATAAATGTGTTGCTTACTAATATCCAATTGCTTGTTGTTGGTGCGTCTGTATTGTTCGCAATAAGGCTTGAATATACTTGTTTGTTATAAATAACCTTATCTTGATAGTTGTAAGTACCTGGTGAATAAATAGGGTCGCTACTTCCAACTAAATAAGTATTAAACAATAAATCATGCGCCCACTGCAAAGGTGCTGCAATAATTGAATAGGCAATGTTAAGCAAGTTGTTACGCCTTTTGTCAGGCGGAACTAACTGCTGTACTGCGGATGATATATTGAAGTCGTAAAATGACATTATTGCGCTATAAATGTAAGTGATGTGTTAGTAGTATCTAATATAGTATAACCCGCCGATGGGTCGTATTCTTTAGATAATAAAGTTTGATTCAATACTGTATAAACACTTGAGCCTAAACTATCCGTTGCTTTACGACCGCCAACTGTAACTAAAACAACATCATTAACTCCTGCCACATTCGCTATTGCAGCCTCTAGTGCAGACATTTTAATAACGCCATTAAGGTTTACCGTTGATTGCGATTGCAAGTAAGCGTTTATGGCTGCCGTAACATTTGCATTAATTACGCTAGCATATTGCCCGTTGTAATAAACATTTGCTACGATGTAGATATAATCAGCGTTTGCAGATTGGCATTGGTAAATTATACCTCCTGTTCCTATCTGATTAATATAACCCTGCGCTGCCGCTAGTTGCGGACTAGATAATGCTACAAATGGGTTTCCAGTTGCTAGTTTTATGGTTACAATATTAGGTGCTGTACTTGTAACGCTACACCCGCTAATTATTTGTAATGAAGTATCAATTACAGGATATTGAATAACTGTATTTATTAGTTGTAATATCTGCGGGTTAGTTGCCGAATATTGGAACTGAAACATTTTACTTTGAACCCAGAAGTTACTAGCTGCCGCCGCTTGACTTACTTGTGTCTCAATATTACTTATTAGCACATCCATTAACTGCTCAATGTAGGCAGCACATACCGCAAACGTAAAACATAACATTCTAAGGATATTAAACTTACTCCATTGCGTTGTATCTATAGTAACGCCAATATTAGCCATGTTAGCTACAAGTGTTGTTTGTATTTGTTGTTGTATCTCTGCAACTGTTCTACTCATTATTGCGGTATTATAAAGTAATTAGTCGAAGGCTGCGTAGGCGTTGGTAGCGTTTTGCTAACATTGCTTTGCGTATCCATGTTAGGGTTGGCAGTATCATCATATTGCCCTGCTCCCGTATCGAATGCACTTGCCTTTGAATCTGTAAAATTACAAACAAAATCGAGTATGTAGTGATAAATATTATCGTGGCTGTAATCTTGTTCTTCGCTTACACAATTTAAGGGGCTGCAATCTGTAGGCACAAAGAATGATAGCCCTGCATTACTAGGATTATTTGCGTTGGCAATCACTTTATCCCGTAGGTCAAAGATGCCCAAAAACTGTTCCATTGTTCCCTCTATCTCGTTGTAGCTGTCTGCAATCAAGTGAATACGAAATCCAATATCAGCACTACGGAATCCTTGCCCTATTGTTTGATAAGTAGCGTTGTTGATTACCTCTACAAATGCTGCTGGTCTCGCAAAGGCATACCCGCTGCCATCTTTTAAATAGTCTATTTGTTTGTTCCAAATTCTAGTAAATAACGGAACGGGATTATTATCACCGTTGGTTACAGTTATGCTAGAAAGTTTCGACATTACATCGAGTATAGGTTGTTTTATGCCTGCCATATTTCCTTAATTTGCTTATCAATGATATTCCTTTGCATTTCTGTTAATTGAGATGTTTGTCCTACAAATTTTCTTTGTGGCAACTTATCCGTACCCTCGTTGTTAAACTTTGCGTAAGGTAATTCTATAACCATTCTACTTTGTAACCCATTAATTTGAGCCGTTCGTGACATTGCGCTTACTGCCCTTCTTAACGTTCCCCCTCTTATCTTATATCCTGCGCCTACTAATATCGGCGAAGTCCTACGTTGCAAACCTTTTGTTTTAGGGTATTTATAAGCCTTTGTGTCAGTTATCCGCCTTTGCACCTCTTGCCAATCTTTACCATCCCATCCCTGTTTAGTGAACGAATCTAAAAAGTAATTTTGCGCTTGGTTCGTGAGCGATACCATAAGTTTACGCTGACCTTCTTTTAGTCTCTTTTGTACGTCACCTAAACCAAATTTATCACTCATCATTAATAGTTTTTAAGATAGTTTCCCCCGATGCAATATTGTACCCCGCATTAAAACAAGCTTCTACAATTTGATTACATCTATCTTCCATTATCTTCAATATTGCGTAAGGCTCGCACGTATTATGCGGACGTGTAAGTAATATCATTGAAGCTAGTTTTAACTCGGCTAATTTCTTATCCATGACTTGCAAGATACTTCATAAAAATTAAAACAGCAAATACAGTTACCATTATTGCTATTGCAATAATTTCGTCCAATCTATTGTGATGATTGTGGGTCATATTTTACTTTTTATGTTCGGGGATAGGCAACCCAAAGTTTTCTTCCGCAAATTTAACATCTTCTTTCGGTACTTGAAAATATGGGTGGTCTTCGCTGAATATAACTTTTTCTTTGCCCGGATTATATTTAAAAGTATCATCCATTTCTTTACCTACTTGCTCAAAAGTAATATTCTTTTCTCCTTTAGGTGTTAATTCCTTATCATCGCTATGTTGTGTTACGACACATAAACAGTTATGAACAACACACACATTTGTAATGTATGTTTCGTCTTTATTCACCGACAAGTTGTATATTTGCCCTGTGTATAATTCATTTTTAATACTTTTAATTAAAACAAATCTACGATGAAAAAAGGAGTGCAACTTGAAACTAAACAAAGAATTGAAGCAATTGAGGGGATTCCCTGCCGTGAAGCCATTTACAAAAGACATTTTGTTGATATGCTTTCCCTTAATGAAATGAGGAAAATATATTCCTTTTCCAATAGAATTTTGCCTAAACTTATGAAAGAATACGGGTTCAAATATAGAAAGGGTAGCGAATCCGTAAAATTGCAATGGATTAATAATGACAAAAGGAAAATCAATACTTCTAATAAATTGAAAGAAGTTAGAAAGTGGTCTAATCCTGCTCTCGGATGTTCTCGCCCCGATGCTTCTGAAAGAATGAAAATTAATAACCCCATGTTTGATATTAGCGTAAGAGAAAAAGCTAATAAAAAAACTATTGAAACGTATAATAAAGAACCTAAAAGACGAAATATGTATCACAATAAACTTACTAAACGTGAGCAAATTGTTTTTGATTTTCTTCAATCTAAAAGTGTCAAGTGTATTGGTAATGAACTTGTTAATGGAAGATTTATAGATATTTATTTGCCCGATTATAATTTGGGTATTGAATGCCAACACAAAATTTCTAATGTTGTTTATGATAGGCATAAACAAATATGTCAAAATAACACACGTATTATTTATTGTACAAATAAGTTTATTGATAAAGGAACCTTCAATATTTTGTATCAATATATCATTAACGGTCAAATCATCGGCAGCCTTCCACCCATTAAAGGTGAGGAAACCATGATTTTTGGTCGCCGAAATGGTTTCTTTTTTGATATTGATTTGCCTCAATTCGCCATCAAAAGTATTAATGTGGACTCCCAAAACATTTTGCTCTATACCTCCCCCACTAATAACTAAATCTCCTTTTTTTATTGTTTCAATATTAACCCATTTGTTTTTGGTTAATATTTTTGTCCCATTTTTAAAACAGTTAAAATGGTTCGGAGGTGTTAGCGTGTTCCAAATAGCATCGTCCACACTGGCAGTTAATCCGTCCAATGGTGCACAAATATCGCAAGCATCACCAATAGTAGAATAAGAAAGAACGGGTAATACATCCTTATTATCTTCAACTTCTTGCCATTTAACGGCTGTCGTTGCACTTGCTACGGCTGTATTGTATTCAGTACGTCCCCAATCATCATTCCACGTGTCGAATCTTTCTTCGCCTAATTTACTAAACTCATTTATACTAACCCTATTGCCATCTTCGTCAAACATCAAACTTCCAATGTCACGTAATTGCTGAAAGGTTTTAGCAGCGGAAAACATATAAACGTTTTCCCTTAGTTCATTGAACAGTTCAATATCCTTACCCTCAAAATCTTCAAATCCTAATTCAACCGCTTTCATTAAATATTCAGCAGTAGCAAGATAAAGGCTTTCGGGGATATTGTATTCATCAATACTACCGTCATACAATCCCTTTAACAGTTCTTGTATCTGCTCGTCTGAATATTTAACTTTAGGTTCTTTAGGCATCTTTCATTTGTCTTTTTAATCGTTCTCCAAACGTCTCTTTACATCTTTGCTCAACTTCTTCTTTTGTCAATGCTTCTGTTTTCATTACAGTTTCAATCCCGTAAACTCTTACAAGATTGTTCCATTGTTCTTTATTGCGTACGGATGAATTTATTCCAAATGACCTCTCAAACTTCTTTTGTTGTTCTAGTAATATTTGAGGATTATCCATTAACCCCTTTTGGAATAACTTATAATCTTTAGTCTGTAATCTTTTTGCGTTCCATTGTTTAATGATGTTCATGTTTGTTGTATATTTTTTGTAGTTTATTCTTTATGCTAGGCGTTAAACCGATAGGCGAAGGTAATGCTGGTGCGCTTACGGGTATGCCCGTTAATTTAGTGAAATACTTAGAATCCATTTGCAACCCCGCTGAGTGCATCTTAACGGCTTGGTCTATTATTGTACTGTTAAGTTCCATTATCTCGGCATCATTCTTTAATACTGCCCTCGTTTCTGGTGGTATTGCAAAACCTAACGCCCTCATATTTTCAAACAACTTTCCATTAACAACGTTACAAATAAAACTACCGTCTTTAGTTTGCTTATCCTCTAATGCCTTATCTGTTTGTGTCTTACCCCCTTGCCCAGAGCCTAATTTACCGGGTACGCTATCTATTGCATCAGCGTGACCTAATATAAGTTTGCTTATCTTTTTTTCTAATCTTTGGTCAAAATTATCATAACCTTGAAAACCCGTTCCCCCCAATGCTGTCTCAAGAAAAGTAATATCGTCTTCGGGGTCAATCAATGCCCAGCCTGCGCTACCCATTTGTTGCAATGATTGTGCTAATTCAGCCCTTTCGCTTTCCATTGTCTTAGTGGTCTTTCCTACTCTGAAAGGTTGTGCAAATAGCTCCACAAAATCACCATTGAAGCCTAACGTATTGCGTAAAAATATTTCGTACAAGGCAACTTTATACAATAAACCAAAGCCAACCTTACTGCTACCTATCTCGTTATAAGTAGTTACCCAAACGTGCCAATCTTTGTAAGGTTCTTCTAAAAACAACTCCCCACTAATTGAATATGTGAAGTTAGTAACATTGTTCCTATCGGGGGATACGTTCCAACGTTTTATAATATCCAAATTAGGAAACTCACCATTGATAATATCTCCTAATGTTATTAACGAATAACCATAAAATAAGGCATCTAAAGAAATAGAGATAAACTTATTAAACCATTCTTTATTTTGGTTCTGTCCTTTGATGCTTTCTGTAAATAAATCTGTTGTATATTGGTCTATCTTTCCGTCTTTATCTACAAACTCCCATTTGCGAAGCATTGTAAGGTCTTTTCGTCTTTCCATACAAGCGTAAACATGACCGTTATTAATAGTGTCAATAAATAACCTTTGCGCCTTAACACGGTGTGGGAAAAATGCGTTTTCTGCTTCAACTACTGCATCTCTCCACGTTTGAACGTCTTGGCGTACACGTTGAAGAATAACGGGTGCTATGACATTGCGCAAATCCTTTTTCATTACAGAAGGGTCTACGCTATTTCTTGCGAATGGGTTAATTGCTTGAAGCCACCGTTTAATATCTCCTTGTGTTTGTGCCATTATATAAATTTAAAATTAAAGCCTTTTGTTTGTTTTCTTACCCATTAACTACCATAGATATATTCCCGCATGACAAGCCTAATTCTTTAGCTGCTTTACCTGCTGAAATATATTCTTTACTATTATTTAAACATAAAATAGGTTTATTATTACTTATTGTTTTGTTTGTTAATCTTCTTTTTTCCCAACCTATGACCCCATTAATGCTTTTTAGCAATCTTTCTTCTTTTGTTGCTTTTCTACCTAAATTCAATCCTTTTAGTTTAGACTTAGTTTCTTCTTTAACTATTACTCCCTTTGTGCCGTCTCCTCCGTCTGTTTGATTGCAAAGAATACCTGTATTATTATTTACTCTGCCATATAATGAAATTAATTCAATTTCTTTTTTACAAGCATCTTCAAATGATAAGTTATCAAATAAAATATTTATTAAATAATCTGTTTTATTAACAATTCTATTCCAATGCTCATTTCTTCTTTCTTTTTCTCTTGACCTATAATAATTCCTACCTGTACCTACACCAATATAAAAGATTTGATTAGTATCAATTCTAGTGTGCGAATATACGTATGATATATTTTTATCTTTTGCCCTCATTATATCGTAAATGCGTTGTGAAAATAGGTATTATTTAATTTTACATGACCTCCGAATCGAAGCCTTGCGCCTTGTCTTGGTTGTAGTAGTGGTAATTCGGGGGTTATGTCTGTCCCAATGTTTGCAGCTTGTAACCATCCTAACGCGGAATAAGTAGGGTAAAGTATTCTATCTTCATGTCTGTATCTATCCGAACTATCACCTATATATCGGTGAATAATTGCATCGGGGATGTTCTTTGGGCTTATTCTAAAATGCAAATGATATAACGCAATTGCAACACAAACCATTAATAATTTTTGGTCACGATTATCAAAATTAGCCCAATATGTAGTATTCAATAATGAAGTGTTAGCGGGTACGGTGTACGCTGTTGGCGTTCCCCAATATTGCACACCGCTATATTTGTCATCAGGAAACACATTAATAACATTATAGTCTATTGCTTGCCCTATCGCCAATGCTGCATCGTGATTAATAGCTTGTGTGGCAATCTTACAAGTGTAAGTGCTATTGCGCCAAAATACCTTATCGCCAATATTGTAGTAGTTGTAAATATTGAATATTGGGTAAGGAACAACAGCATTGTATAAATCATACTGCAAGCCTAATAAAGCCCATTTAGTAGGGTTGAAAGCTTCGGGTATAGTTATAGCTGTAGAGCATTGATAAACGCTGCCATTGTAAAGCGTGTAAGCATTTATAGCGTATGTAGCTGTTTGGTCGTAAGTATTAGCATTTAAGTAAACTGTATTTTCGGCTAAATAGGATAACGACCTATTGTGTTGTGTGGTGTTTTCAAATTCTAGCGTAGTATCGTATTTCTGTTTTAGGTAGCTAATACACTCCTCTACGGCTGCACGTTGTACACCTTGTAAAATAGAAGTATTACCACCTGTTAATTGAGTAAGGGTGTTTGCTTCAATCTGTTTGGCGTAATCGCCGATAAATAAGAAACTATCCATAATTTACAAAAGTATGAATTTTAGTAAGTATTACGAGAAATGTTTTTTCCAATGGTAGGCTTAGATGTTCTACCTCCTTTAATATAAGTCATATATTCATCCGCAAAGTTAGTAGTTATGAAGTACCGTTTACAATCACTGCAATGTCCGAACTCCTCATAACTAACTTTTGTTATAGGGTTAGTTTTTTTACTTTTCTTCAAAGTGCCATCTGAATCTTCTAAAGCATATTGATAATCGAATAAAGATTTTTTGCAACGTTCATTTATTAATATTTCAATATTGGTTCTCCCTGAATAACAATTATTAATAAACCCGCCACTTTGAACTACGGACGGATTAACAGATTGTATTCTGAGTGTAGGTCTATAAGGCTTTAAATGTTCTAAAATCTTAGTGAAAAAGTTTTGCCCTTTTTCCATTTTAGTATCTTCTTTCATGCTTGTTCTATCCCCGCCTACAAATAATCCCTTAACTCTTTCAATGGGATAACGTTTAGCAAATTCATTACAAACACTTATAACCCTATTGTTAGGGTCAAGTAAACAAATCTCATCTATTTGTATGGCTGTTTTCTTCCCATCTTTTATGTGGATTTGCCATAATAGACAGGTTATGTGCGGGTTTATATTTTCATCCCACGACATAAATATTGGCTTTTCTTCATCCCACCCTATTTTTGTAGTATGAATATTTGCATTAAAATCTTTCCAGAACTCCCCTCCTGTTCTAATTTTACCCCAATTACCTAACCCATAAATTTGATAGTAATTGAAGTCTTTTATCTTGTCCTGCTCAAAGTCATCAATAACGTGCTGGTCTAAAAAACCGCCCGTTTGTACTAACTGCCCGAATTTATTAACCTTCCATTTGCCTACTATGTAAACGTTATCTAAATAGTTGGTTTTAAAAATAGTTAAGTTGCCCTTTTCGTTTAGCCACATCCCAGATATAGGAATATTACTTTCGGGTATTGGGTCGTAAATATCCGTAGTATGTTCTATTAGCGTTTCAAGGTCAAATACTTGTTTCTTTATCCAATGTTCTTCACTAACAGGATTGAATATACCTACTATCTGCTGCCCTACCATACCCCGTAACCTTTTACGAATTTGTTTTAAATCTTCGTAATCAAATTGGTTAACCTCTTCTAAAATAACACGTTTAAATCCTTTTATACCTTTAACTTTTTCGCTATCATCTAGCCCACGAAAACGACAATAAGAACCCGTTAATGTACATAGTATGTAGTTTTGTTGACAAACAAAGTATTCACTTAGCCCCCAATCGTTAATTATATCCGTAAAGTCTTTATAAATACTATCCCTAATGTCTGTACTTACCTTACGCATTATCATAGCGTTTTGGTTAGTTTCTGTAAGCATTAGGAAAACTTGCAACTGTACAACACTAAATGTCTTAGATGCGGAAGAGCCTCCGTAAACCCAAATGAACCTAATCAACGGGTTTTCGAAGGCTTTCTTTAAATGCCAATAAATATTATTGAATAACTCAGGGTTAAACTCAATCTTCTTTTGATGGTTTGCCATACCCTATTAGTATTGGTTGCACATCTTCCCCGTCCTTGTTGACTTGGGATTGTTCCACACGTTCAACGTATCCACGTGCTTTGCCTTTGGTTTTAAGGAAAAATATTATAGCTGTATCGCTTGGGGGAACGTCATAAACTTCTTCACCTTTTTGAACATGAATACCGTTTATCTTTTCAAAAAGTTTACTTTCAACATGGTCTAAAGCTATGTTTGACGTATCATCAACGGCTGCTTTGTAAATAGGGTCTGTATTATACCAATTATAATGTGTTGCACGGCAAATACCAGCTTTTTTAGTCGCTGGCAATACAATACCATAGAACTCCTCCAAAGCTTCTATCATAGCCTTTTTATTAGTGTCCAAAGTGTTTATATTTATTTTGCCTGCCATGCCCCCAAAATTACGCAATTAACGCATTACTTTTATACAATTTTATTTGTCGCTCCAAAATTTCTATTTTTTTGATGAGAAAAAGATTATCGGCGCAACTGTTAGCGTATTTTAATTTCAGTTCACTATACAACTTTTGCAAATCATTGTATTGGCTAAGTAGATGCTCATAGTTTTTTCTATCACTTTCAGTCAATCCTAAGCTAGTCATGACTATTGCAAGCATTTCAGTAATCATTTTATCATTACAGGATAAGAATGTTTTTACGGCTGTAATTGAATGTATCATTGTTGTATGGTCTCTATTACCAATTTCAGTACTTAATGACATTAAAGTAAAATCAAAGTATATTTTCCCTATGTAAGCGTAAATGTGGCGAACATTAACTAACTCTTGTTTCCTACATTTAGACTTTATCTTAGTTTCATTGCATCCTAACTCATTGCATATAGCTGTTAGTAATTCCCCTGGTGTATTAATCTGTTGTTTCATCTTCTAAAATTGTTATTTTTTCACCGTTTAAAATCCCGTCAATAATCATTTCTAACTGTTCCCTTTCCTTTGGTGGCACTAATGCAAGCTTTTCAGATATTGCGCCAACTGCGAAAACATCGCTATTCCATTCACTGCGGACTCCCTCACGCACTTCTTTGGGAAATTGTGGCGTAGATATAAAATCGTTGTAAATAGCGTCTATTTGTCTTTCGTATCGCTTACCTAGCTTTTCACCTAATCCGCCTTTGTTGTCTAACGCAAGACAGGCAAAGTTTTCTTTCGCTATTTTAAGAGCGTGCAGCCCTTGTATTAAATTTGACCTTTTTTCCATAGCTTAATTTTTAATTTTACTAACTCTACTATTTCCATTTTAATCGGATCAGGCACTCTAACATTTAGCGGTACTGATTTATAAGGCAATGACTTTCGTCCGGCGTTGCTTTTTTTTGGGGTCATAATAAACAGGCAGTTTTGAAGTTCTGCCAACTTGTGGGGTGTGTGATTAAATTGTAAATCCTGCTTTTAAGAAAGGGTGTGTTTTTGAAAACATTTTTGTAGTTCCCTTATAAAAATATGCACCACCTCTTGATTTTGTACCATTTTTAAAAATGATTTTATATTCAAGTTTTGACAATTCGTTATCAAACAATTTAGCATCTTCCATAGATGGGCAAGAAATTAAGCTACTACCATTACCCTTTCCTTTGTAAATTAAAAATTCTATTTGACCATTTGTGTTTACGTAAGTTTTAACTGTTGTGTTTGTCAATGTTACTTTTTTCATTTTTTCTATTTTTTAATTTGATGATGTAAAGATCAGGGTTTATTTTTATTATTGGTTACATTAATCGGTGAATAAGGGAAATTATAAAATAATATTTTTACCGTTTTCAAATTTGTAAATGTTACCACTTATTGAAGTCGGGAACACTTGAACACCGTTAAGGTAGAAAGTTACTTTGTTTGTGTTTCTGCATTTAATTACTTGTATAATGATATTTTTTTGCAGTTGGTAGGATGCTGCACCCCTGATGGATTAATAATTTGTATCTAGTTCAGTTCCCGTTTTTGCGTTACCATAAAATCCTACTATTCTTTTCAATCCTAATTCTTTGCAAAGTCTTTTTACTTCTTTTTTTGCTTCTTCTTTAGTTGAAAAGCTTTTTACTAACTTGCTATCTAACCTTGTAATTGTTATTGTGTACATATTTCCTTTTTTTGTTGACACAAAGATAGGTGTATTTTTGGTTACATTAATAAACTAATCGGTGAATAGGCAAATATTTTTTTCTAAGGCTGTAATAAACTAAGTGTCACACAATCACAATTTTTTACTAGAATGTATATTTATAATTAAATATGTATAGTATATATATAATAATAATAATATAATTAAAATACATTTTGCTTATGTTTTATGTGATTGTGTGACTTTCGTCTAAAACCTTTGATGGTATTGAGTTTGAGTGTCACATTGATTGTGACGGTTTTGTGATAATGTGACGGTTTTAAATTTTTCATTTTTTAAATTCGTCACATCGTCACATTTTTATCACATAATTGTGACGCTTTTGTGACGCTATAATATTTTCTCATAGCTTCCTAAATCAGTACCTTTTTTAAATAAATCCTTTTGCCTTAAAATGAACATTTTAAATGCAGATGTTTTAACCTTATATTTATCAGCAATCAATATACCCGTTTTCATAGTAAAAAAGTCTGGCAGTTCTTCGTATATCTTATCATAAGGACTTCTAAGTGTATCAATAGGAGTTTCTGGGTTCAATAACTTTAAAGCCTTATTCATATTCGCAAAGAAATACTCAGTAAGTCTTATTGCTCTTTCCATACTATCCTGCCCGATTAAACCTACTCTGTAACTACTATCTTCTATAGCTTGAATAATAAGCGCAAAACGTAAACAATACCCCTGATATTTTGCTATAATACCTTTAACGTTATCATTATTAGCTTTGTTATAATAAGTATTTTTATGGTCATGCCAACGTTTATAAAGATTTAAGGCATCTGTTGACATCGTATAATGTGTTTTAGTATCATTATCACGATGTAAATAAATGTTCTCAAATAAAGTTGTAACTCTTTCTTTTAAATGTGTCGGCTTATAAATCTGTTCAAAAGATGCTTTTTCTTGTGGATTAGGATAGCTAAATAGAAATCTATGGTAAAAACCATTATAGGCATTATCACCACTGCTTAATTGGTCTAATACACCCGGCTGAATACCTCCTACAACATTGCAAGTATAATCTATTATCTTAGTTTCTTCTCGTGTGATACGTTGCAACATTATGCTACTTCCATCCCACATTTCCAACCATTTTTGTAAATCATCACCCTGTTTGTAGGCGTTCATTCTTTTAATAAAACCTATCAACTCATCAGCCATTAAAACACATCCTTTGTTATTATATTGAAGTACATTTATAACAGTCTCAATAGTAGCATCTTGAATAATGTTTTGTGATAATACAGGAATTGTTGGCGGCGTATTTGCTTTCTTGTCTTTGTCAAATATTGCCTTTTCTTCTAAATAACTAGCTTTTTTGGTCTTATAAGTTTTAAAAGTTTCGTTATCCATTTTAAATAAAAAATCAAAAGCTATTTTCATGCTAGGAGACTTTGCACTTCCTGCATTTGCCACTACTGCTAAATAAATAATAGGTTTAACAAAATAACCGTCTAATGCTTCCAAATAACAAGTATTACCTATTGCCGTAGCCAATGCAGAAAACATAAATGATGCGATATACTCATGTTGTATATTATGGCATTTGATGTATTCCTGCAAGTAATCAGGAAATATGTCATAAGGAAATTGCATTCTATCTTGGCGTAAAGGTTGTAATTCTATAGGCTTTTGCTTTAATTCAATACCTATACTATCACAAATCATTTGTATTTCTTCAATAGTAGCAACCCAATCCCTTTTGTTACGATAATAAATAACCCGAGAGGGTGTTAGTACCCATGACTTATCGCCTGTGCCTTTATTATCAGCCCACGTAGGGAATAGTGGCAAAGAAGTAGTAAATAATAATATTTTACGAGACTGCCAATAAACCTTTGCCGAATATGTAGCAGTACTGCCTTTGCGTAAGTATGCAATGTGTTTATCTTTCTTGTGATACTTATAACTATTATTTCTAAATAAGTCCATCGAATTAAGTAAAGTTTCAAAGGCTTCGTCCGTAATATGATAGTCAAATGATAGACAAGTAGCTTCGTAGTCAATAGGATATTCTACTGGCTTAAAACCAACTTCTTTTTTCTCATAGTTATCTTTATATTCATTAAATGTAGCAGAAATAGAAACAAGTAAATCAAATTCTTCTTGTGTCAATTCTTCTATATCATCCCATGAGTTATGTATCATTGTGTATCCTGGAGTAGGACTACAATAAGCTACTAATCCACCTGTATAAACGCTAATAACCTCAGCACCTTTTTCACTTGCAGCAATAGTAATCTTATGCTTTACTTCAGGATATTTTAAATAAACATGATAACCTTTGTTTCTTGTTTCCTCAATACATACTTTGCGTAATACATCTTCATTTGTAGCTTTTAAAACTTGCATCCAATCTTTAAAAACAGACTTATTCTCGGTGTTCTTAATATCAAAGTCTATCATCAAGAATGGGGGAAAAAGTTTTATAGCAATTCCATTTGCTTGCCCTATTTCCTTTACCCACTTTTCTATCGTTGTTTGCGAATAATTTTCGTCTGTAATTTCTCCATGCTTAACTACATGGCTTGTAGCTGTTTTATTTTCAGCATCCCAATAAATAGGGAACGGTTTAAAACCAATATCAACTAATTCTTTAAAAATATTAAAGTCCATATTTTATTTTTTATGTAGCTTTTCATGGCACGGTAAACAAATAGATACTAAATCAAATAGTGGTTCATCGAATACTCTTTCATAAGTTAAATGATGAACCTGTATGGCTTTATTTTTTAGGCAAGCTTGGCAAAGATATTTGTCACGTTCTAAAACTTTATTTCTTTTATTATACCATTTTTGACTATTAAGATATTCTTTATAGTTATTCCAAAATGCAGTATCCTTATTTTTTTGTTTTTCTGTTTTAACATTCATTAACTCGGTATATAATGAATGCCTGTTTATTGAGTTAGTTTTTTTTCTTAACTCGTCTAAAGTTATTTCATAATAACTACTTATAGGCTTATCCGTTTTTTTTAATACAGAAATTAAAGTATAACAATTTTGGCAAATATTTCTATAGCTAAACCCATTAGCAGTAGCTATTTTCATAGTTTGTACATCAGTCCAACCGCAACAACTTCCATAATCTATTTGGTGCGTAAAAATGTGGTCACAATCATTGCAATAATAACCTTTTTGAAATTCATTAGTCTTGTATTCTATATTGCTGCTATTGCATTTTTCACAACCATTAATCAACTTCTCCATAGTTTATTCTAGTTTTAAGAGTAGGAAATAATTTGTTAGTAATTGTTTGGGCTTCTCGTAATGCTTCATAAATAGCAGTTTCGCCTTGTGCATCACATACTTCATCTTGGTCTATAAAGTCGATGAACTTTTGTTTTGATTCAATAAATATTTGAATGCTTGCACCTAAAATACATACACCACCTTTATCTAGTGTATGTTTACGAAAGTCTTTTAATACTAAAAGCTTTCTTGACTTGTTTAATATGTCCATAAAATAAAAAGCCCTTAACGGTTCGAGCTGGCACTCTCCCCGTTAAGGGCGTATAAAATTATTGATTAATAGGCTACTGCCAGATAGCTATATTTATATTGTAAGAACTATTGCAAATATAATAAATTAAATTCTATTTTCTACAACATCATCAAAGAATTTTAAAAAATCATCTGGCGTTTTTACTATTACATATAGTCCTCCCGTTTTGTTTATTTTTTTTTCATATTCTATTTGAGCTGCTGATTGTTTGTCTTTTGCAACTTTAATTTCAATAAAACAAGGTACGCCAAATTTTTGATATGGTACATTTATAACTCCTTTAATATCGCTAGAGCCTTTAATCCCTGTGCCTTTCTGCCATTCAATACCACTTTCTACTTGTTCAATTTTACCACTAAAAATGTTCATTTTAGGAGCATATTTTTGTATAGGTCTACCCATAGTATTAGTTCTCTCTCCGTGATGTCCTGACCAATTAAGATAATTAATAATGAACATAGTCAATCCATTTGACTTTTTAACATCAGGCATCTTAGGCAAAGAGTAATGCCCATCGGCACAAACCGTTGGGCATTTAATCTCCATATAATTCTTATGTGCTTTGTTGTATCTTTCTTTATGCGTCATAGTCTCAAATATACAAAACAATCGGTTTTGTTATATTAAATTAGCATCTAATTTTCGCTTATTTTTAATTTCTTTAAACTTTTGATAAGCGTCTGATAGTGGTTGCGTTTGCCCTAATCCTTTACACCAATAATCATTTCTAAGCATAACTTTACACATACGCCTCCAAGAAGGAACCCAACATTTATTTTCTAAATCTTCTGGGGCTTCATCAGGTATTTTTAAATATCCTCTATCTTGCCAACCTTTAATAAATTTAATAAAACGCTCCTTATAATGCTCTCTTGTTTTTTTAGGCATTGTTGATAAAAGAAGGTTACAAAAACTTTCCCATGTATGATTTTCAGGTTTATAGATTTTATTATAACCACTAATATTCCCTTTTTCTTGCACATATAATGCTCCGCTATTTACACCATTTACACGAGCTATTAATTTATACCAAGTGTCTGGTTCTATAATATGATAAAGCCATAATCCTCTACGTTGGTCATCTCCATAAGGTTGGCATAAACGTTGTTGACTTATTTTAACACCTGCAATCATCATTTTATCATAAACTTTATTATGTGGCAACTCTCTGTATTTGCTATGAAACACCCAAATATCTTCTGTCTTCCAATCATATATTGGATAAATATTATATAATTTACTAGATACTTTTGTGCTCCATTTCCAATTTTGAAACATTAATCCATCTTTCCTAGATATAATTGCACGATAACGATGCAAAGATTCATCTGCACGAATACCAATAAAAGCAGCAGTACTTTTACCTTTTGAATACCATTCACCAAAAATAACCATAAACTCTTCAAACTCCATTTTTGGTTGATAAAAATCATATTGAGATAAATCGGATGCTAATTTTGGTTTTTGTCTTACCCAAATATCTTGTTTATCTTCATCCCAACATACCCAACGTGGTTGATAGTTACTTACTGCATTACGCAATAAGAGTTCAGCGCATACCCAATGAAGTTCTATATTATCTTTATACATTTTGCACATTTGTTCAATATGCGTTATCGTATCATTATATTGAGCCTCTAAATCAATAATAAGAAAACCTACTTTTCTATTTCTTTTTTTAGCTTCTGCTAAAACTAAATGAGACATTACGCTACTATCTTTACCTCCAGAAAAAGAAATATATATACTTTCAAAATTATCAAAAGTTAATGATATTCTTTCTTTACTTGCTTGTAATACTGTTTTTTCATTATAAATTTTAGTTGCCATTTTATAATTGTTTTTTTAATGTATAAATATTTGAAAGTGATTTAAGTATTTCTTCGTAAGGAGTAAAATCTTTAATTATAACAGGCAAAAATGTAAAATCAGGTATTGAAATAATGCCTACTCCATCTGCATTTTCAGCAAATCTATATGCTGCAAGTTGTAGCTTATTTTCAAAGTAAACAAACTTTTGGTTTAACTTAAAATCACAAACATATGTTTTGCCTTTAAATAATATTTTCAAATCTAATCTTCCTTTAAACCATTCTGTTTCAATGATACTTTCATAAGATAATATTTCTTTATCTTTAAAATACATATCAAATGATTCTTGATGAAACTTGTTTTCAAAAGGAATTTTATATTTAATATACAATTCAATTTGTTTATGAATAGATGTCCCTTGTTGCATTACTTTTTTGCTATAATCTTCAAGTTTTATTCCTTCTAATCCTATTTTATTAGCCCACTTTAATAATGCTGGCTTATCTAATAGTTTTATCAATTCCGTTACTGATGGCTTCATATTAATATATATTTATTTGCCTACCAATAGATAATGCATCTTCCATAGTTACTGCGCTTCTATCGTATTTTTTCATCCAATAGTTTAAAGCTTGTAATGCACAAGCATTGGCTTCATCTTGCTGCGCTTCTGTTAATAAATTAAATCCTGCACAATATTTTGAAGGTACTCCTGTTGAATAACACATTGCAGCTTGTCCTAACCATGCAATTCTATTCATCGCTTTATTAGTTAAATAATGTTCACAAGAATTAATCCATTCTCGTATAACTCCGTCCAAGCCTTCTTTAAATCTAGGTATGTCAGATAAAAAATCTTTGTAAGCATTTTCGCATTGTTCTTGTGTCATGCCTTCTTTTTTTGAAGCGTAAAATCCTGCTTTATGGCATTCCCATCTTTCAAATGTGTGAAATATCCTATCAGGGTCGCTAGTGTTTACAGTTCTATATGTTTCCACTTCTTCATCCGTAAGGTCATCTGTAATAGGTTCGTAATCTGCAATACTATCTGATGACTCCCAAGACTTACTAAAATCATCATCTTTAAAAATATCTTGCAATCCTGTTATTTGGCATAGTCTTAATATTTCTTCTTCGTCCATACCCAATTCCCTTGCAATACGTTCATTTTTCCAATTTCTATTCTTAAGTTCTATGATTATTTCACTCATTGCATCAACTTGATGTTTTCCTCTTGCTCTATTGTGCCTAATAGTAGAAGCCATTCTGTCGTTTTTATCGCTTTGTTCTTTACGAATTATTACAGTAGGAGTATACCCTAAAACTCTTTGTCTAACAATCTTTGATTCTTTACTTACCCTAGTACGGTGAAAACCATCTACAACTTCAATTTTGCCGTTATTAGGAAATGTAACTACAGGCTGAGTATATCCATCATTCATAATTGAAACTTCAAGCAATTCCATTTCTGGTGGAGCAACTTTGTTTGGGTTGTAATTATTAGCTACTACATTTTCGGCTAAAACCCATTTAACAAAATCTACAGGTTCATTTTTAAATGGCGACAAATCATGTATATGTTCTCTAATTTCATTAATAGCTTCTATTTTATCATTAATAGGAAGATATTTAATTTCATTATTAATTAAAGATTTAATTAATTCTAACCTTTCTTGCAATACAAGTTTTTGCGTAATTTCCATTTTTTCTAATTTTAAAATAAAAAAACCCCTAATTGAAAAACGAGTATGCGACACACGTTAACAAAAAGGGGCAATAAGTTTTTTGTGATTAGCTGTCGCATAGCTAATTAACTCGGCAAATATACTCTAAAAATTCAAATGATTCAAAGAAGTTTGAACGCCTACCTGATTCATGTACTTACTTACTTTTACTTTAGAATAATAGCGTTCTATTTCTCCGTCAATATAGTAGAATAATACTTGCCCTATTTTCATATTAGGATAGATAATAGTAGGCTGTTTAGCTGCTAATTCAATGACTAAGCTGCCAAAGAAATCACTTTCAACATGACCAACGTCACCAACGGTTACATCTAAGCCTAGACGACCTAAGCTAGATTTACCCATAACTTTAGCGCAAATATTACCCTTAACGCTAAATTTTCCAATGATGCAAGAATTGTAAATAGTACCGGGTTCAATTACGAAACCTTTTTCCTCAATTGGGTACTCTATCCATTCGTTTTCAGTTCTGGTATCTAGCACATAATTTTTTGGGGCTTTGATAATATCGTAAATTCTAACATCATAACTACAAGCGTTTAAGCGTGATAAGTCCCAATCTTCAATTATTATATTCCCATTTTCCCTTTCTTCAATTATTTTTAAGTCACTTAGTGGCATAATCTTTCTGTTTAATGTTTTTTAATATGTAATTAATATTTCCTTTTGTTAGCGGTATTTCTTCCTTACGCTGTTTCTCTACGTTAAACCAACTATACCAATACTGCGTGCGATTCGTATGATTACGGACAAATGTAGCCGTTTCATTGTAGTAATAGGTAAATGTTTCGGGTGGTGTGTACATAGTGAAAAGTTAAGGCTGCAACCGTGTTAGGCTTGCAGCCTGTGAGATTAGAAAGGGAGGTCTTGTGGTTCTTCTATTTGTGTTGTTTTCTGCGGTGCTGTAGTTTGTGGTTGCGGCGTAGCATCTTGTTTACCACCTATTAACTGTACTTCATCGGCTCTTAGGCAAATAGATGTTCCACTTTTACCGTCCTTTTCCCATGTGCGAATAGATAGCTCGCCAATAACGATAACTTGTTGACCTTTTAACAGGTATTCAGATAGTTTTATGTTGTCTCCAAATTTAGAAACCTCTAACCAAAAAGTTTTTTTATTATCACCGTAACCGCTTGTAACGGCTATTGAGAAATTAATAACTTTCGTTGTGCCTGCTGCGGATGTGGTGCAATCTTTTCCTAGATTACCCGTTGCGATAAATTTATTCATTATTCTTACGGCTGTAAAGTAGCCTTACTTTATAAATTTTACGTTATTAATACTTTTACTTGGAAACGTTTTCCCTTGCTCAATTATTATTGCTTTATTCAATTTCTCCCAATCTACCATCCCATGTCTATCGCTAGGGATAGCCTTTAGTGGGGTGTGTAAAATCGGCGTTTCTCTGTCTTTTGCTGCCATTATTAGAGTTTTAAATGTTGCTCAATACGTTTTATCCTTCCTTCTAAATTATTAGGCTTTTCGGCGTGAATGATAGGTTCTATATTTAGGTTTTTTTTAGTGGGTTGTATTTGTAGGGGGCGGATGTGTTTTGAAGACCAATTATACCCGTCAGGCTTTTCTATTAAATAAGGGTACCTCTTATTATCATCATATTGATTTCTTATAAACTTACCAGAAAACCATGTTGCACCATCATCACTAAATTCTACTTGTTCGCCTTTAATGTATATGTGTTCCTGCGGCGTTTCTTCAACATACCCACACATTACTTCCATTAACTTATCCTTACTAATCCATAGCTTATTAGATAAGTACTGCGCTAAATGTTCTTTGTTCATAATTTTTATACTATTTTAATGTTGTTATCGTGGATTGTTAACACTCGCATATCGCTAAATGACGTATCTACTACTTTTGGTGGCTCAAAGTTGCGCAATGCTTCTACTTTTTCAGCCCATTTACTTTTAACACGAGGCTTACAATAGCCCCGTGTTTTTTCGTCTAAATATTCGCTTATTATTTCTTCTTGTCTTGTCATAATCTTACATTGGTTGTGATGCTGCCTCTACCTCTGCAATCTGCTCAGGTGTAAGTTCGCAATCGTTGATTAAAAATGTGTAAAAGCTAACATCACTATTAGGCAACATTGCGCCTATTTTTACTGCTTCTAAAGCTTCTTTGTACTTTGTTTCTTTAAGTACTATTTTTTTCTTAGGTTGTAAAGGTGCAACATAATCTACGCCACTTTCGCACCATTGCTTAATCATTGCGCCTGTTTCTTCCGTAATAGTAAAGAAAGGCTTGTCCATAAATAACCCTGTACGGTCTTTAGATGCTGTACAATTATGCTTTTCATCTAAATTAAAGTTAATGGTTAACTCATACTCAAAACCTTCACGAGTAACCTCTTTTAGACCTGCTTTTTCTACTTTTGTCCTACCGCTACTATCCTTTTGCATATCATACTCTGTCTTACGGCGAACGGTTGTAATAACGTGACATTTGGACTGCAATATGGCATCTATAAACTTTTGATGACGAGGTGTAAGGCTTGACCAATTAGTGAAGCTGTTACCAGTCATTTGGCTGTGTATTTCTAAGATACCGCCTTTGCCATCCCATTCGTGAGTAATGCTGTCAATTATAATTACTTCCATTCCTGCATCTTCACAAACCTTTATAGCTTGAACATAACGCTCTGGGGTGTAAGGTGCTGTTAATTCAATAGTATTATATTCGCCTAAATGACTATACAATGATGCGCTATTATTTTCTGTATCAATAACTGCTACTTTACTAAGATCTCCATCTACTATTCCCTTAGCTAATAGTATTGCGCTGTAAGTTTTACCACCACCACTAACGGCTGATAAACCTAATCTTAACTTAACTTTTTTTCTAGTTGCTTTTTGTAATTGCATAATTTCTAATTTTATTTTTGTGACATGATTAGATAAAACATTACTGGTATTGCTACCTTTAGTAAGTTGTGAATTATACGAACATCATGGCTATAATAGCGGCTATGATGAGTAGTGATATTTTTGTGTCGTTCCATTGTTTTTGCATTACTTAAGAGATTTAATATAGTTAATAAAGCCCAAATATTCCTTTAAATACTGTTCATTACTTGCATGAGTTTTTCTACATTTAGCTTCAAATTCTTCTAAATTACCTTTAAAACATCCACACCAAATAATATCGTCATCAAAGCAATAAGTAGTCATTCGCTTACTTGAACCAATGCAAGAAATTTGAATATAACGTTTATCTGTTTTAGAATTAGCAAGGTTTGCGCTTTCAAGGTTTGCGCATCTAAGGTTTGCGCTTTCAAGGTTTGCGCTTTCAAGGTTTGCGCATCTAAGGTTTGCGTATGCAAGGTTTGCGCTTTCAAGGTTTGCGTATGCAAGGTTTGCGCCTCTAAGGTTTGCGTATGCAAGGTTTGCGCTTTCAAGGTTTGCGTATGCAAGGTTTGCGCCTACTTTTACAGCTTGCTCAACCGTATCTTTAATAGTATTATTTTCTTTTTCATACTCAAATAATACTTTGCCAAAAATGGACTTAATTTGCAACTTAATCATATTTTCTATTTTTTGTTGATGATATAATTTAAAGGCGGTAGTTAGCCGCCTGTGAAAGGGTTAAAGTAAAGTAGCTTTTTGATTAGTTAATTCAATTGCGCCTATAGGAGTATTAACTACTATTATAGCGTCCATTGGAACATTTAGCCTATCTTTTTTAGTCCCATCCATTATAGTAACATTTCTTTAAAACCAATCTTCTTTACTATCAACTATGTGAGCCTTTGACATTAGGCGTAAGTCGTAGATAAATATTGCGGCGATTATTATTGTGGCAAGCATTGTCGTTTGTTTTATTTGTTATTAATCGTGAATGTTCCCTGTTATTTGTATTCTATTTTTGTGATGTTCTAACCCTATATAATTCGTTGAATTTAATCCTTGTTCATCAATTTTACCAATAAATCCCGTATCATGCCAAACTGTTGTATATGTTATAAATGAGTAACCCATATTAAAAGTATCACCCTCAAATATCCTTTTGCCATTCCTATCTATTAACCCCGTATATTGGCAAACGGTTGCCCCAACTACTTCAATAGCAAATCTATCGGCTGTAGTGTAGATAATATGAATGTCATCATCTATATTATAGGCGTAGTAGCCTTCCAGCCATTCGCCATTATCAACTCTTTTACCCTTAAACAGTATCTCTCTCATAGTTATCTAATTAATTTACATGAATCGAAGTTTTGCCAACCTATATGGGATAAATAAACAAGACCTTCGCCTCTTTCTATATTTAAAACCGAAATGTTTACACCGTCATAATTAACAATGTCTCCTTTTTGCAGCTTATTAAACTCCTCATGCGTCATTCGATGCCTTTTTTCGGCTAATTCAACTACCGACTTCATCTCTATAGTTTCGCCGTTGTAGATGCTGTTTAACTGCGCTATGTTCTTTTGAATAGTCGCTAATGACTCTTTAATGAGTTGATTTTTGTCTATAGCCATCCCATCGAATAAGCTAAAATTATCCTCAATACAGCCTATTAAAGCTGCGGTTTCGTGTGCTAATTCTAAGTTTGTTTTTTGCATGATTTATTTGTTTAATTCTTTAAAACGATATTTTACTCTTTTATTAAGGAACTTGTATATTTTGTTAGCTAAGGTAAAATTCTTTGCATCACCTTTAGTAACGTATGTATCTATAGTACCCATGCTACAAATACCATTCGCTACAAGCTCCTTCTTATCTTCTGCGTTAATCTCTGATTTAATCTCGGCTATCTTTAATTTAATAGCCTCTAACTGTCTACTCTCCATTTATGTTTATTGTTTGTTTAAATAATTAAGGCGGATATGCTAACAATCTAATTCTTTATAGCTTTTGCCAAGTATTATTTTATTGTCAAATGTTATTTTCATACGAGGATATTCTTCAATAATCAATCCCTCTAAGGCTGCTATTTTTCTACCCCAAGTAATCCAAAGACCTGTACAATCCTTTGACTTTTCTACCATTGGTTTATCCCAAGTAAGTAATTCACAAAGTCTTTTTTTATAACCTTGAATATTACCTATTGATTGCTCATACATTCTTTCGTATGTATTTATTGGCTGCATAAAACTTTTCATACTTTTCTAATTTTTTACAAATATAGTACTTTCTTTTTAATTTTCATTTATTTAAAAATATTTTTTTTTATTTTCATTATTCAAACATTACTCCTATATTTGCATCAAATAAAATTAGAAAGTATGAACAAGCAAGAATTAACCTTATTCGAGAAATGCGAAAACTTATGGCAGAATTTGAACGCTGTTATGATAATCCTAGAAAGTGGCACTATGATAACGAGAGATCAGATAGAGCATTGTAAACAAGTATTGGTAACAAATAAACCTAGTAAGCAATATGAAGGAGTTAAACACGCATAATAAGCTAAAAGATAAAATTGAGGTTAATGCTAGAAAGAATAATCAACAAGAAGCTGAATTAGTCTTAACGGGTAAAATAACTCCAGAAAATGGGCATATTTTATTTGAGATTAATACTATTACAATGGCTTGTAATCCTGCTAAATTTAACCACAAAAAAAATATTAGCTTTATTAAGGCTAAGGAAAAAGATTATAGTGGTATTAATGATTTAATAGTTCAATCAGATTGTGTTTATATTCCTGCATTAAATAAACAAAATGCTTTGCGAAAGTTCAGAGATAACCCCAATCAATCTGCTTACTATAAAAAAGAAGCATTATTAAATTTAACAGAGAACTTTTTCACATGACATCTAGCGAATTTTTAGGCATACAAACGGAAAAGAACTTAGAATACTTTAGACAACGTTTAATATTGAGGAATGAACGGCTTAAAGAAGAAAGTAAGGATAAGGCTAAGTCTTGGTTACGAAAATCAGTATTTGAAACAAAAGAAATAATAAAGAAGTATGAACACGATAACAATTAACGTAGGATTTATAGCAGTATTGATAATTATTGGGCTGATAATTTATTTATATTGGCTTATTAAATGCTATAAATATATCAATGATAATACATCTTTAATAGTACACGCTATATTTTCGGCTTTTTGGATAACACTATTATTTTTATTTTTTTATCATTTTAAATTTACAGTAACATTAATAAATTAAGAAATATGAACAACAATAATAACAACCTAATACACTACTTGAATAGTGAACTACAAACAGACAAAGGTAAATTAATTGGTATTAAAAGGGGGTATTCTATCATTGAAGATAGTAAGTTTTTAAATGGAGTAGAATATTTAGACATTGATTTGACCTACTATTTGTACCCTCTTTCTTGCCTTACTGAAACAATCATCCACGAAGGTAAAGTAGAAATACCATTAGTAGAATTGGCTAAGATTTGTAAAGATTATTTTACAAATCTGGATTACGAAATAGAAACCAATAACCAAGAATACAAATTAAAGTTTTCTGATTTAATGGGTGGGGATTCTGAGTTTACATTTGATTATAAAAATATTAGTTTTTATTTACAAAACAATGACGGTGAATTTACTTTTGATTTACCTTTTAACCAACTTTTCCTATTTCAATACATCTTTTCCCGCCGTATAAATATATTCCCTGAGACTATTAAGTCAATAGATCCTAGAAAATTGGGTGAGAATAATCCGTATTTAATTAACAAGTAAAACTAACTAACAGTGACAATAATAACAACGAGTAAGGGAGATTTTGTGCTTATAGAAGTTTCTAAAGATTTAAAACTATTTACAGCTATATTACCTCACCTAAATGTAACCTTCCTTTGCACCACTGATACAATTACAGAGGAGATAGCGAAGGGGATAGTTGATAGGGATGAATTTGGGTATTACAAAGATTATCAGGATTATTGTGATTTTTGCGTACTTTCTATAACGTCATTCAAAACCCTTTTAAAATCACACAATCTTTCACCAGATAAAACTTATGCAATATGCAAGAAAGTAAATTAACCCCCGAACAAATAGCCTCAATGAGTGAGGTGATAGCGGTTTATCACAATAAATACACAACAAATAGTAAAATATGGGTTGAAAAAGATGCTGATAATATAAAATATGTTAGCGAATACGAATATCACTCCTCTTGGGATTGGCTTCACGAAGTATGGGATAAAGTGAGAAATGATGAACGTTTTAAAAATACTATTCTTTACGACCCAATAGTACCACTTATGGCATGGGGTACTAAAGAACAAGTTTTCACAGAATTGCATAATATTATCAATAAATTAAAACAAAAATAATATGGAAAAGAAAGTATTTAGTGTGAAGGATGGGACATTAATATGGGATGGAGAAAATATATTCATAGCTGAATGTAAAGATGACGATGTGCCTATTGCAACAACATTTGAAGCTGATACTGATAGTGTTTATATACTCCCATCCTCACTCATTCGCAAACAACCTAGTGATGAAGAATTGGCGGATGGGTACGCAAGAGAGATGAAATGTGATGATGGTACTACAAGTGTAGACTTCCTCTCTGGTCGTAAATCATTCGGGGATAAAGTATATTCAAAAGAGGATATGATTTCTTTTGCTAAGTGGTTACAAAAAGAAGATACTGAGACTAATGCTGAAAGTTGGTTTCATTATACCGATAGTGACATATTTGAATATTGGCTCAAAGAGGTGCATACTAAATGTATCTACCCTCACACAATAGAGGTAATGCACGACGGTAACAATTATTTATGGGAAACTTTAAAAGCGGAATACTAATGGAAAATATAATAGGACTAGAAAAAGATAGTGTTGTTTTAGAATTGGTTAAAGAATATGATTATCAGTATGTGTATGCTTGGGAAAATTATAATTTATCAGGCATAGGAGATACTCTTATATCTAAAACTCTTTGCATCATCTACCCCAAAGGTCAACGTCCTAATTTACCTTACCCTAAAAATGAGAAATGATGAGTGTAAAAAATAAAACAAACTTTTGGGATTTTGCAAATAATAATCCAGAAGCAATCTTCTTAATGGTAGTCTTTATTTGTGCTACAATACTAGGAGTAACTTATTTATTAACACATAATTTATAGCTTATGAGCAACACTAAACAACTACTACCCTCACAGATAGGGTGCATTGATAAGGAATGGTTAGAAAAAGAGGTAGAAAGTATTGTATTAAGGCAAAAATGCAATATCGGGCTTACTGCGTTTGAGCAGGGCATAATGTATTTACATTATAAATTAAAATCCCAACTATTCTACATTGAGCCGATAATTGATGAGGCATTACAACATGGATTAGAAATACCGTTTAATAATAGGTATATAAAAGAATATCTCACCCAACCTATCACAATTAAAATATAAGGTAATGGAAAATAATGAATTTATAAGTAGAGATACTTATCAGATAAATTTACCCGATGGAAGTATTGATTTTTTATCGGTAGATGATTTGCCAAAAAATCTATCAGAAAAGTTTGCTAAAAAAAATGTATCCAAATAGTAAAATCGAATTTGTAGAACGTAAAATAAATGAAGGCTATGAGTAACGAATTAAAAATAACACATTATGACAAACATCGAAGCAAAAGAAAAGGCAATTGAGATAGCTGATAGTTATTGGGATATTGTAAAAGATATGAATATAAGTGATGAAGGTAAATGTAATTCAATTTCTATAAGATGCGCAATAAACCAAGTGAAAGCAAATATTGAACTGCTTAAAGAAGTTAGATACCATAGTAAGAGACAAGATTATGAGCAAATTTTATCACAATTAGAACAAATGTAGATTATGAACAAACCATTTTTAAAACAGTTAGCTAAATTAAGCGATGTAGATTTTATAATGCTTGAACATCATTTGCACGTTGCAAGGCAAGTGCGCAACCTTTACAATCGTGATGGATTATCTATTGAAGTAATTTGCGAAAAGTTAAGTATTGACCCAAATGATTTTAATAATGTCATATTAGGGGCTTATACTTTCGATTTAAAGTTCCTTAGTAAATTGCAATCTTTTATTGAAAGTATCTATCGTGAAAAGGCTGTAAAACAGGCTGAAAGTGAAGGTATACAATTTGCAAAATACAAACATTCTTAATTATGGC